TATTTTGAGCGGCTGCCTGAGCGTCAGTAAGATTTGTGTATGTTCCAACTAAAGTCTTTGCGACACCTTCTCCTTGATAAACTGTATATCCGCTGACATAAGTTTTCCAAGCATTCCAAGTGGTTGTGACACCACCTACCTGTTGAGCATCGCCTAGTCCATCCAAGTTAGCGTCTTGAATATCAATAACATTTGGTGGTAGAGTAACAGTATCGATCCAAATATCACTATCTGGAACAAGAGTCATATTACCGATAAAGCGATATGTTGATCTTTCTGTGTTGAGTGTTGCAGTAACAGAAGATATGTTTGCATACTCGACTTCATCATAATCAAGAGTGATCAGATCGCCTGATCTTTTTATGTGCTCATCTCCAGATAGATAATCATAATTGATAGACTGCATAGAATATAAAGAACGAATGCTATTTTCAGCAGGATCAACAACAATACGATAGTCTGGATTTTTTGTATCGCCGAGTGAGTGATCGCGGAAAGTATCAACAAAGATACCATTCTTGAATCTATCAAGACCATCTTCGTCTTGGATTAACATATCGGCCGCATTTTTTTCTAATAGACTAAGCGATGCATAGTACTCAAGATTTGCAATTCTGTTTTTCATTACGCCAAGATCACGCATTGTTTGACGAACAGAAGCTAATCTTCTGCTTGAAGAAGCAATATCTTGTCTACCAATAAGTTTAGCATAATAAGGCGAGATAGATGGAAATGGAGCAATAGTCAATTCAGCTATAGCCAATTCATCTTCTGGTATTTGAGGTGTAATAGGGAGAGAAGCTGGTTGCCCTTGTGTGATAGAGAATATCTTATTCTTGCTCACATGGACAATGTCTTTTCTTGCAACATAGTACGAGTAATCGAAGTTAATTTCGGAAGATGGTGAAGCTAATGCAAGTGTACTATCGGTAAAATTAAATGTGTTTGATCTTGGCGGATCTATTGTTACAGTAGCACTTGAAGAATCTGTCACATCGTTTGCTGTGAGTGTTTTTACAGGTCTAAAATCAATATGATTTCTTAAGTCATATCTTTTACCAGACGATGGTGATGTGTAGATAGGAATTTCTGCTGTGCTTATTGTTGTTGCTGATGATGTACGATCATTAGCTGGATATGAATCAACAGTAAAGAATCCTTTACCTACCGAGAAGTCAGGCGCAAAATAATCCAATTCAACAAGAAGTCTATCCGTTGAGGCAAGACTTGATGTTGGTTTAATGGTAGCTGTGTCATATGAGGCATCTTTTTGTCCATTATCAAGAATAAATTGAGATGTGACTATTGTTCCATCGGTATTTGATGTTGGGAAGCTTGAAGATTTTTTTACGATGCTCTTTATTCTATAAACATCGGAAAATCCAAGATTGTATGGTCCTGTAGTAGTTGCAACATGATTTGCACAATTAATCTTAACATATCTACTAGGTCTTAATTCTTTTCTTGTTTGTACAGCAGTTTTTCTTACAACTCTGAAAGATACCGCTGCTGGTGTAGATGCTGGGAAAATCTCGCCTAAATTAACTTCTAATGTTTGAGTGCCTCCAATAACACTAACAGAACGAGTTGTTCCGCTTCCCATACCCAACGATGTTAGGTCGATGTAGCTACCAGCGCCATAATGTCTATACATTACACTACCAGGAGCAGGTGTAAGATACATGAAAGGTTCTGCTAGTTGCAATACAGTATCACTTGTAGGCGTAGTCAAAACAGTATATGTGTTAGAGTGACCTACTCCTGTAAACTGAATCTTTTCACCAGCTGTTAAGCGTCTAAAGTTTGTACCAGATCCTGTGATAACATTTGATGTTAGTGTGCCGACAGGATTACCTATCTCTGAATTTGATGAGAAAGTTCCCATTGCAACGTTAACAGAGGTGGCTTCAAGACTTAAGAAAATTTCTCTCTTTTGTGATGTGGATAGTGTTCCTGTATAAGGAATATCGGAACCAGATAGAGATGCTGTAAATGTGCCATAACCACCACCACCAGTATTTGTGATATCTACTGCTATTGTTGTGGTGTAGCTGTAAGTCATTTCGTCCGCATCACCATTTCTTCCATCTTTTACTTTTCTGGTAAAGTTAGAGCCTGTATAATACAAGAGAGGTGCGTTGAATGGTTCTCTTAAGAGTGTAGTATTTGTTGTGGTATCTGGAACAATATCGGCACCAAAATCAGCAATATTGATATCAGTAGTATCAATATATAAACTCTTAACAGAAGAGAAGCTATTGCTTCCTAGCATACGAATATCCGATAGGTAGATATCTGCTCTGCCATCCGATGTTCCTAATATACCACTATTATATTCAATACTCATTACAGTGGCAGTACCAATAGTATTGCCTAAAGGTCCCTCAGTAAATCTTCCATTTGAAATTCTTCTATTGAATGTGTCAAGAAGACTTATAGATTTGCCTTCGTCAAGTTCAAGATGACCTACCATATTATTGGCTGTAACATAAGAACCCATGAAAGCGGATACAATTTGAGAGTTTACGTTAACATAATTTGTAGATTTAGGAGTGACTAGGTACTCTGGACGAATGATTCCAACTTCGTATCCCTTAACATAAGCTGTTCCAGGATTAACACGAACAGAAATTAAGTTTGCGTCTGGATTACTTGATGCTGGAACTAAACCACCATTTGTTCCTGTATCTGCGTTTTCTCTCAATTCAACATCTAGACCAGAAACGTAGTAATCTCCGGACTCATCAAACGTTCTCTTTGCCAGTTCATCTTTAAGGATACTGTATTGAGTTCTTTGATTATATGTTTGAATAACACCATCTTTAATGGTAAATAGAGTAGTGAAATTTGGAACACCTTCTGTATCATCAAATGCGCGAGATTCCAAAACTGCTGTTAGTTTTAGACGATCAGCGCCTGGTGCAGAATAGTTTGAAGATTCGAGAGCTGGGTCAAGTAGAGTGCTATCACTAGTATAATCAACAATATTTTCAATAATATTGAATCCAACTTTAGCTGTTGGATTATCACTATAACGATCTAAAATAACTTCTTGTTCTGGAAAATATACGAAATGTTCTTTTGAAAATATAACGCCTTCTGTAATACGGAAAGCTGATCCCTTACCAAGAGCATTTGTTCCTGAACCTAAAATAACTAGATTACCCACATTCGATACGAGAGTTTCGCCTTCAATGAATGTCTTTCTAAGTGTGCCACTTGTATTTGAGGCATCAGCGTAATCCACATAAAGTGTTTTTGTTGCCGTTGAATTTGCACTGAGTTCTGAACCATCAACAACAATATTAACATATGCTACAACATTAGAAGTAGCGCCACGAATACGTGCACCATCAAAATTGGCAAGTGAGACGTTGTTATTTGCATCGTTAACATCTCTAACTTTTACATAATCCAAAGGACCTTTTGAAGAATCGTTGTTTGCGAATAGTTGGAAATTGCCAGGAAGAACAATTGTACCTTCCTCAAAAATGTGTCTACCAAATCGAGTAATCTGCTTTTGCAGCATTGTCTGCATTTGGGTAAGTTCGCGCCCCTGTACGGCAAATCCAGGCTTATAGAGGATTCTGTAATACTCTTTCTTATCTTCATAATCATCATAATATGGAGTAACATTCAAATCTGTTGATAAGTTATATTGCTCTGTATTTGCGTAATCTGAACCTACAGTCATTTAGTCTTTTTCCTCTTCACTGGGATTAAAATGAAACCACGATCTTAAAGTCTTCCGTTTGATCTGTAGCTCTTTGAATTGGTGCAATATTATTTATGTACAATAAACTTCCTGTATATGGAGTAAACGCTCTTTCAACAGAGGTATTAGCCAAACGAGAAGCTTTTGATATGTCGCCTGTTAATCCATCGGTAGTTAAAGATCCGGTCACATCTATTAGGTTTAAAATATTAAGTTGTGAATTCCAACTTACAACTCTACCCTTAAATGTTGCAGTATCTAAACTTGTTCCTTGATAAACATATTCGTCTTCAACGTAGTTGTCGCCTGTATTTTCTACTTCTATTGCTGTTGTTTGCGAATATACTAATCCAGAAGCTACAGTACCATTTCTCAATACAGGATTTTTAATTAATGCTATCTGTCTAATCTCATTTTGAGTGTCTATAACACCTGATTCCGAACCTCTCAGTCTTGGATTAATCATAACATAAGATCCTCCAAGTTCCTCTACGGGATTAGCACCGTGGCCACCCGTAGGACTCATAACAACTCTTGCTATAGCACCATTACCGGCACCGTTAGCAGTTATTGCGACATTAGCATATGTGTAGTCTTGACCTTTATTTGTGATTAGAATACTTTCTACGCCATATGTAATCACATTAATAGTCGCAGCGGCTTCAGCACCTGTCCCATCACCTATAATAGTGACTGTAGGAGTATTTGCGTAATTAGATCCTGCATTCACAATCTTAATGGAACCAATCGACCCCTGAACAGCACTGTTTTGAACATGCCACTGTAATGTTCCATTATCTTCTGTTAATGTTCGAACTGGAATAAAGTTAGCGGTTGTGAAGCGAAGCTTTTCTTCATCCGAAAGCGTGTACATGTACTTCCAGATATACTTGTCTGATACTCGTTCCGCTATGTATGTATTAATAGATGTTGGTTTTACGGTGGATATGCCACCATTATTATTACCTAGACATTTGTAGACATTCCATTCATCAGTTACAACATAGAACTTAACATCAGGATCATTCATGTCTAATGCTGCTTCGGAATCATCATATTCGGCATAATCTGTTCCAGATTCCCAGTTAAATCTACGAATAGCAAGACGCGCATCATTGCCTTGAATTTTCTTGGCTCCAATCATATTTTTCCAAACTTGATTGAATGTAGCAACAGAACTATTAGCCTGAGGAGGAGGATCTTCTTGAGGAGGATTAATTACACTTGGCCATGGTTCTATTTTACCGAATGTAAAGTACACATATGGTTGACTGGCATCTCCAATCGATGCCTTGAAACTCTCGGCATTAAATATTTGCATACTTTTAGTGTATATCGAAGCCATTTCTTTTCCTATTTTTTACTATTTAGTATATAACTTTGCCAACATTCACTGTTCCTGAAGTATTAGGAAGAAGCGTATCTGCCAGATATGTTAGATTACTGGTATTTGCTATGTATTGAACAGTGTTGATTATGAAGTAGTCTGTATTTACCACTGTTCTAATCTTATATGGTCCAGCCACACTATCGTAAGGAACATTTACAACGTTGGCAGCAACAGCCGTTGCTATGTTAGACGGCGATAAGTTACCAGTTAACCATTCCAGATATACAATATCATCGGTATTTAAACCATGAGAACTATAGTTGATGCCCACATTTCCTTTATAAAACTCATATGTTCTGGTTATAGCGGAAACTAGATTGTCGGATGCATCTCTAATAGGCAGATACAGATTTACTCCCTCATCCACCGTTGCATATTCTCCAAACAGTTTCATTCCAGCAGGATGTACTAGATTTTTAAGAACTGAACGATACTTATCTAAGGATTGCTTTACCTTGACAACATATGAGAACTTTTGGTAATAATCTCTATCTTGGATAAAGTTATAAGACGAAATGTGCCCGTCATCGTTTAGATATCTTCCAGGATAAGTAAATGCTCCCGTGATGATTGTGACTTCTGCTTGTGCTGTGCCATCACCAATTTGTGTGAGATTTAAAGTAGGTGGAGTTGTGTATCCTGAACCACTCTGTAGGATTTGAAGACTTAAAATTTTACCTTGTGTGGAATTTGCAGAATATAAAGTTTCTCCTGATCCAAGAACGGCTGTAACTTCAATAACGGCATTAGAGGCTTGAACATTTGACGATACAACACTAGCTATCGGTAAATATAGCTGATCATAACCTGAACCGCCAGTAATTTGGCCTGTAACATTTACGAATCTTACAGCACTGATTGTATTGGATTGTGATGTGTCAACGTTACTAACTATAGCATTTGCACCTGAACCACGACCACCAAGAACATTTGTAAATGTAATTATATCTCCAATATAATAACCATGACCACCATTAACAATTCTCATCTTACCAAGAATACCGAGATTTCTCACTCTTGTATTGGCCTGAGCTGTGATTGTAGGTGTTTCTGAATAGCCAGAACCTATATTGTATAGAAGAACTCCCGTGATTGGACCAGTGTTAGCATAAACAAAATAAGACATTGAGTTGGCAATCCACTCATCGACAGGATTAGCTATAGAACTGTTAAGATTTGAAAATCTTGCATTATTGATCGGTGTGTTTGCTTCCAAAGATATCAGAGATGAAACAATATTGTATGTATTAGGATGATAGAAGTTGTCTGCTGAAACTGAAGAAATACTTGCAGCAGCGCCTGTACCACCACCGCCAGTAATCAAGACTTGACTATTTACTTGAAATCCAGCACCGCCATTCAATGCTACAATAGATGTTAAATCACCGCTGCTAACAGATGAGACAATGATGTTCGCACCAGTGCCCGTTTCGCTCTCAATAGTAATCACTTGATTTTTTACATATCTTGATCCGCCATTGATAACTTTAACAGTATTAATACTACCAGAGAATAGATTAGCTGTAATCGATTTTTCAATTCCATTTTCAAAGAAAGACGATACTATTTTTTCGCCGAAACCAAAATTCCTATATTGATTGGAAAGTTTGAGTTCGCGGACAAGAGAAGTTCCCTCATAATAAGATGAAGAACTTTCAACAACAGCATATGCATTTGAAGTATTACCTGTAATTCTTCTACTAATAAATTTCGTTTCTATGCCTAATTGATTATTGGCAACACCATCGACCTCTAGATCCGTAATCTTAATAGACTTTTCTTGATACCATTTGCCATCCGATACTCTTAGAATGTCTCTTTGAGGATAATAGAAATCAACATCTTCATTGAATAGGATTCTCATAAGGAATCGGATAGATTTCTCGGTACCTCTGGAACGATAGAAGTCCTTGATATGCTTTAAAATGAGAGTTTTATCTACAGCGGTATCTTCTGGAATAAGTGGAATAAAATTATTGTAGAAATTCTCAACAAAGATATCAGTCAAATCAACATCAGACTGAGTTAACAAATTTTTAGTTACATTAGTGACACCGTTTTGTTGCTCTAGAAACTCATAATAAGCTTCTAAGAAAGCAACGAAGTTTTCATGATCGTTTCTAACAAAAAACGGAACTTGAGACGCGACTAGATTTGATATTTTGCTGTTGCTGATCATTTTTATACTGAAACGACTTCTATCTGATATGAAAGAGGATTATTAATATCAATGTCTATAATCTTATTTCGAACAGAGTTAATAATTTCTTTATCTACAAATGCATTTATTGTCAATATGTTTGATTCGTAATAGTTATTTGTTGCTACCGACACGGGCAATAGAGACTTAAGAACAATTATCCCATTATCATAGTCTACTGTTCCAGCATCATTATTAACGAATACCTTTTCTCCACTTTCATTTAGATAATATGTTCTAAGATTTCCAATGCGAGACTGAAGGATAGGATCTATAACTACACCTGAACCCGTGTCTCCTGATATGGACACAGTTGCTCTTGTATAGTTAGAACCTTTACTAACCATTTCAATTGATGCTACTCTGCCACCATAAATTTTAGCGATACCTTTTGCCCCTGTGCCATCACCGACAATGGTAACTATTGGAACTGTGGTGTAGTTTATACCGCCATTTATAATATCAATTCTTTCGATACCAGAGTTTATCGACGGCACTTCTTCAAAGAATACCTTTCTTTCAATAAAGTTCGTATCAACAATAGTTACTGAAGGATAAGATGATATTGAGCTATTGAAATCGCCCTTCTTTATAGGCACACCATAATCAATCGTATAATTTTTTGATTGACTTAGAGTGATTGGAATTCTCTTTTGAAGTATGATCTTGATATCGGAACCAGTGATAGATTTTTCTGATTCTTGGATATATTGCTGTACTATCGACTTTTGAAAAGCGGACTTAAACTTACCAAGATAATCTGTCTTATAATCCTCAATTGCTGCAACCACAAAGCTTCTAATTTGGGCTGCTGAGTACTGAGTTAAGTTTGGATCATAGTATACGTATCCGCGAACAAAGATATAAGAATAAGACGGATCAACAATCTCAGGCAAAACAGTCAGGACGTTTCTATTTTCGATCAGACTATTCTTGATGTTTTCTTTTTCTAAGTTGCTAAGGAAAAAGTTTTCTTTGGTCTTCAGTGATAGGAATACTTTACCGTAAACGACTGGAACATTATCTTCACCGCCCCAAACAGCTACCGAATCTATATTTGGATAGTCTTTGGTGATTAAAGTTTCATAGTCATATATGGTAACAGCACGATTTTGTGCGGTATAAAAATATGGTGCGCGGTACTTGACCTGATCAATCGTTTCTTTTTCCGATCCAGAATATGTCGAGCTTGTCGATGTTATTATAACGTTATCATTATACAAACCACCAATGGTATTTGCTATGGTAAATCTTGATATTTTATTGCCGGCAGAACCCAGTGTATCGATATATGTGATATTGATTATATTGCCATTTTTAGGTCTTCTACCTATTACATTATCGCCAAAATAGACAGTGTATTCTCCCTTATCATTCTCTTCAATAAAATATACCGCAGAGTTTGGAGTAAGCTCGGTTAAATCCTGAGCAAGGTTATATGATATAGTTTCCGTATTAGAAGCGGACTCTTGAGTGGTAACAACTATAGTGGTTGTATCAATGTTTGCAGATGGTATATCAAATCTTCTTTTAGTATTTGAAGAGTCCATTATATATTGTCTGGTTACAACTTCGCCCTGCTTTATGGTAACATTGGAAAATACAAAAGAGTTGTCAACTTTCACAACTGTATTGGAATTTAAAGCAACGAAAGGATAGTTAATACCATCGATAGCCGAGCCTAAAAATCTTGAATATCTGTCTAGAGTAAGTACGGTAGTGCCTTGATCCTCGGATATTGAAGGAGTCACAGTAATATTGAGTTTAGTTTCTGAACCGTGAGAACTTTCTGGAACATAATTGATTAGTTTTGCGTGTGAAACGGTGGACTGCCTGATCTTTGATGAATCAAGAAACATTTCATTGCCAATCATATTCAAATAATAGGCGTTATAATGGGTGTTCAGGGCAAGAATATCCAATAAGACATTCATACCAGAACCCTCAAAATCATAATCCTGGAATCTGGTCTGATTCTTTAGAAAATCTTTAAGATTGTTCTTAATGCTATCAAAGTCAAGGTCTGCTATTACTATTGATGTATTGGCCGCCATCAGCGAATTCTTTCTAGAAATATTGTTGTTGTTACCGGTAAGTTTCTATTCAATATAATATATTGCATTCTAGCACTGTATCCATTATTATCCAAATCAAATACCACATCAACGTCTATCATTTCGACTCTAGGTTCATAATTTCGTATTACTTCCATAATAGCATTCTTTAAAAAGGTGGCTGTCAATGGAGTGGCATTCTCAAACAATAGTTTTAAAGCACCTGATCCAATTCCTGGTCTAAATGGCTTTTCATAAAAATTAGTTAGTATCAAGTTACGAACTGAACGCTTGATAGCGTCAGCTCCGGTCTTTATTAGAACATCACCAGTTGTTGGGTGTGGAAGAAAGTCCAAATCCAAGTCTGAATAATCTGATTGTCTTGATGTTACTATCGGTATTGCCATATTATTATTTATGTCTCTCTATTGGGGCTAGTAGGTTTCTTAAACGATACTTCAGTGGAATCGGCATCAGCGGAAGCGCCAGAAGCAAGTAGAATATTAGGCGCAGTATCGGAACCATCAACAGCAATTGATCCGCCTTTTAATGACAGTCTAGCTGAAGTTTGCAAGTTTAAGGCTGAATCAGACTTCATATGCATACTGCTGCCAGCTTCTATCATAAGCTTTCTTCCTGTTTTTATACCAATATTCTGTTTTGCTGCCATTACGATTGAATCCCCAGTAGAAGCAAGGGCTAAACCACCATCGGATGATAATGCAGTAGTTCCATGAGATGATATTTCCGATGATCCTTCCATCTTCATGGTCATATCCTTAGCTGTCATATGATAATCACCACGGATAGTTTGATTTAAATTCTTTGTTGTCATGTTCATATCGCCGTGAACAGTCATATTATAGTTGCCCTTAACTGTCACATCATAATCTTTATCCACACTCAAACTAGCCGAACCTTCTACGGTAACGTCATATGCGCCTGTAATAAGCATTCTATTCTCACCAAATACAACATTATATTGACCATTCTGTGAGGTAAATACTATTTTACCATCTGGTGTGAATTGGATAACAGATCCGCTTCTGTGCTGAAGAGTGACATGTTCACTGCCCTTGGTGTCATCCATCATCATTACATGACCTGATCTGGTCTTCTTAATATAGTAATTTGGATATTCACCACCGGATTCTCTTGCATCTGGCGGTGTGCTATAAGATTTTGGAGTTTGTCCTACTGGATTACCCGCTGGTGTATATTCTGGCATTATATTTCCTTTTTCACTTAAACATAGGTAAACTTAAAAGATTTACGCCTGTTCCAATTGCTCTGCTTAGATTATTTAAATTCTCTCTGGATTTAGTACCAGGGGCAATAACACCTTCCATCATATTCTTAGCATTAGTTTGTTTATCTGGTGGCAATCTATCAAATAGAGAAGACATAACAGATGCAGAACTGCCAAACATATTAGTTAAAGAGCCGCTTGGAAATCCAGCTCCAGAAGTCATCAGGCTAGAAAAAGCATCAATCGCTTTCTGCACAGGTTCTGGAGTTTCATTAACCATCTGTCCAGTAGGCGATAAACTCATCTTTATCACACCAAAGGCTGTCGGAATATCAAATGAGGCACTACCTAGTTTATCTAGACCAAATAATGAGGCGTCATATTGGAGGCGCTTCACATTTTCGACAACTTCACCCAATGATTGATTGCCCTTTAATAGATTAGTAGCATTAGTCAAGAATGTTGTGGGATCGACTTTGCCCATGGTATTGAATCCACCGCTCTCATTAACTTCCATTGATTGCATAAGATTAAACATGCTTTGAGTGCCCTGAGCAATTTCAACTGGCATGGATGATAATATCTCATCAAGTGCGGAAGATGTGAGAGATGTTAGTAGGTTTCCTAAAGAAAAGTTGGTACCTGGTAATGCTGCCATCATACTACCAGTAATGATATTACTAAATGACTGAGTTGCGGTAGATATACCTGTGATTTGTTTTTGTATTAATCCTGCAAGAGGATACATTGAACCGGAAGATGGTATTCCTCTTAATAGATCGTGCTTATGTTCAAAACCTTTTTCTTGAACTATACGTACTCTTGCACCACCTATAACTGTTTCTTTTACATTTGGTGCTGGTAATACTCCAATTGTTGTGGCAAATGCTTCAACCAATGCATTTAAAGTATTTAAATTAGAATTTTGAGGGCTACCACCGTCTTGTCTGGTAGGTTGAAGACATCCTATAACCACAAGACTACTCGCTCCGTCTGGTTCTTTTGTTCTCATGCATACGAGAGCTTGACCCGGATCAACACAGCCATTAAACTCAGTAGCTCCTCCTTGATTTGGCTGCATCATAACTGGAGAATATCCTATATGTTCTTTTGATACGCCATTACCCATGTGATGCGCTTGATAAACTCTTATTCCACCATCTTGATTTGGCGCTGGATCTCCTTGATGCCCACCGACACAATATCCTATTGTGAAATTGCTTTCCGAAGCATTATTAAGGTGTCTACTTATCATACTATTCCTTGTCCCGCAGTTTGTGCCACGCAATCCATTGTTGTTGTCGAAAGACCGCCTCTTTTTATTGTGTGTACCAGATTAACGATTAAATATGTACCGGTGCCATATAATCTAGATACGCTAGGATCAAAGGTATCCGTACCTTTTCTGTACAAATCGATCTTGATTAACTTGCCCACATTTAATTCAGGATTCCATGGCACAGTTAATTTTAGAGCTACCTTGTCTTGTTCTAATAGAGACATTCTAGCTTGTCTTTTGAGCAGATATTTTTCCACATCAAATCGGCACTGATCCTGAGCTTTTTCTGTCCCGTAGTTTGTTACAGCGATCTTACCAACGCCTCCGCCAATACCACATCCCATTGACTGATTACCCAGAAGACTATTGGTACCGGAGCTAAGATTAACTGTAATAAGACTATTAATAAATTTACCATCAGTATCTATGCCATTTAAAATATCGGATAATAAATCAAAATCACAGGGGAAAGAATATTGCATTATACTATACGGATTACCATATCCAGACGCTGTTCCTGTTTCTGAGAATAGAAATGGTCTACTAAACACAGGTGATTGCTTTGATAAGCTTGATACTGATCTGAATTTATGAGTGCCTAAATCCTCGTATGTCATATAATGAACAAAAGAGGGGTCATCACCAGAAGCTAAGGCTGCATTGGCTTGATGAGTTACGACCTGAAATGGATGGATATTCTCTGCTATGTAATCTCTGTTAGGTCCAGAGTTTTCAACCTCAAGTCTTTTTGCGCCTGCACACGACTGCAAGACCTCGGATACAATATCGGAAGGGGATGTGCATCTCCAAGACTTACTTACCAGAGACCTGGCATCATTTAATAGGGTATCATCACAAGCGTGTATGCGGAATCTCTCATTATTATTATTTACCAACTCTCTTTTATCAAGTCTGTAAACTCTTTGTTCCACCTGAAGAGTGGACTGCATATCAAAGTATTCTAAGAGAGGTCTTTCAATGCCAATTTTTATTATTTTATTCTTGTAATCATCGAAGTTCTTCGGCGGTAGAGCATTACCCTTATCATCGGAAGACACATGGAGAAAGCTATCAACTAATACCGATGTTTGAAGACCCGGAGTCAATAGACTTTCAGCCAACGTTATTTCACGTACCGTTAAATCTCTAGTATTTTCTACTTTAACACCATCGATTAAAACTACGAATTTTACTTCATATTGTTCTATCGTTGGTACTTCAACATTTACCATATCTTAAGACACTTTTCTAAGGAATATAGGCTCTGAGGTATTTGTCAGGGCATTAAATTCGGTAACGATTTGGTTATAATATTCTTTTTTAGGAATGCGGATAGTTCTTTTCTGTTCATTTAGTTCGTCTTCATAGTCATAATAAGTTACAAAATTGCGGTATATTGTCTGGATAATAGTCTGCCCACCTACTGAGAGATTTATTGGAGTGACGTCTTGTTCATCAGCAAGATCATCATAATAATCGTGTGGCACATCGAGGGCATTATTGGTCAACTTTGTCTTATTGATAACAAATCTTTTTTCCGTAGTTACCCGAGCTGTCAAATTTTCTTGTTTTATTACCTTCTCATAATGGTGCACAGAAGCATCATTTGTTAAATCTTGAGTCCAAGCAATAACCTGATAGTCTTCTAATGGTGGTCCTAAATCGGCTTCTGCCATAGAACGATATTTATCCGCGATATACTTATTAAACACATTGGTGGTCATTGGCCAATCAAACTGAGGATCCAGGATCTCGTTGGCATATAGAATAATCCAGTGAGCTTCGGAATCGCCATATATCTTATTGGCTAATATATCTGGAGTATCGCCATCTCTTATAACATATTCGGTGTACGCTGTCTTTTTATCCAAAGCGTCACGAATAAAAGCTGTTCGGAATAAAATATCTCTTACGATCTGATAGTCTGGATATTTTTTACCAGACATACTGTATGATATTGCGGGAAACTTATCAAAAAATCTAGCCATTCTTAGAATCCTTGTAGAACGCGGCGTTTATGTAGAGGTTCAACTTCTCTAACACCCAAGCTCAGTCTAGCCATGACTGGATATCCGGTAGAGAATGTTGAATATACGCCAGTTGGAGCATAATCTACTTCAATTCTATCGACAACGCATGTATTTATTCTAGGTATTAATATATTTTCAACGCCTTTATTAAAGAACGTGAAGTCGAACTCGGCTGGTGGAATATAGGTAAATCCTGCGGTATTCTCATCAAGTTCTGGAACAGAGTGAAATCTAAGCGTATCTATAATATTTTTCATACTTTCAGATTCAATCTGATTCCTCGGAGCTAAAAGAAACTCAAATACGAATTGGCGGAGATGTGTGCGAGAAAAGATGACTTCGACTCTAGGATTAATTGGATGCCCTAGCATTCCACCGAGAGTAGATGCGGCACCTGTAAATCCTGATACTAAACCAGATAAAGCTCTACCAACACCTTCGCCTGCCAAGCCACCAACAAAACCAGCCGCGCCCGTAGCAATTGAACTTCCAAGGGCAGTCAAGCTAATTTCTGCATATTCATTCGTTGTTGTATACATCATAGGAGTAGGCATGAATATAGCTATGGATTCTGCTATACGGCGAGTATATCTGGGTATAGAAAATGCCTCTGTGGTTAATCCAGGTCCAACGTTTTCAGCATTGCCATATCTTAAAGCATCAACTTTAGAATATTCTCTATCTAATACAGTTTGACCAGCACGATAGGAACTACGCTGTTGACCTCCGCTTCCTGTAGCCGTAACAGGGACATTTATATTGATTACCATATAGTGACCAAAATAATCATTACCTAGATCCGCTGGGAATGTTCGGTATCTAAAATCGTATTGAGACTGCCCTAAGCTATTATCACCTATTTGATAGCCGCCAAGTATATTGGCAATTCTTTGCCCTGTTTCAGGAACTACAGCTTCTATGGCTCTTCTACCGTCTTGATACATTCTTAAAAAAAAGTCGTTAAAGTCTGTCATTTGTTTCCCTGAAATTGTTTTCTATATATTTATATGAAAACTTACAAGGGCCGATATAGCCCAAAGCACCCGGAAAAATATAAAGGTGACCCAACGGGAATCATATACCGTTCTTTATGGGAACGAAAGCTTATGGTTTACCTAGATGAGAACAAATCGATTATTCAGTGGTCATCAGAGGAAATAGCAATACCATACATATCACCACTGGATAACAGATACCACAGATATTTCCCTGATTTCTATATAAAGGCTATCGATAAGAATGGTAATATTGTAGAACAACTATTGGAAGTAAAGCCCAAGAAAGAAACAACTGAACCCAAGAAAAAGAAGCGTATTACCAAACAGTATATTACTGAGGTAACTACATGGGGTAAGAATCAAGCTAAATGGAAAGCTGCTGAAGAATACTGTCTGGACAGGGGATGGCAGTTCAAGCTTATCACTGAGAAAGAATTAGGTATTAAATAGTATTATTCATTCATACAGCACATAGCCATTATATAGTCATGTCAAGTGGT